GCGAGACGATGATGACTCATCTTTTATTATGGGGCAATGCCTATGCTCAGATTATTCGAAACGGCAAAGGTGAAGTCATAGCACTGTATCCACTAATGCCAAATCGAATGTCTGTGGATAGAGATTCCAGTGGAAATCTCTATTATTCTTACACCAGGTATTCCGATGATGCACCAACGATGAACGGTGTGGCGGTTACATTAAGACCAAGCGATGTACTTCATATTCCGGGTTTAGGCTTTGATGGTCTTGTGGGTTACTCACCGATTGCTATGGCTAAGAATGCTATAGGGATGGCAATAGCATGTGAGGAATATGGAGCTAAGTTCTTTGCTAATGGGGCAGCACCAGGAGGGGTACTTGAGCATCCTGGCACCATTAAAGACCCTCAGAAAGTAAGGGAAAGTTGGAATGCAGCCTATCAAGGGAGTAGCAACTCTCATCGTGTGGCAGTACTTGAAGAAGGCATGAAGTATCAGCCAATTGGTATCTCGCCGGAACAAGCTCAGTTTTTAGAAACAAGGAAATTTCAAATCAATGAAATCGCTCGAATTTTCCGAGTACCTCCACATATGGTTGGAGACTTGGAAAAGTCGAGTTTTTCTAATATTGAACAACAATCACTGGAGTTTGTGAAATACACTTTGGACCCTTGGGTGATTCGGTGGGAACAGGCCATAAGCAGGGCACTTTTAAGATCAGATGAAAAGAAACAGTATTTTTCCAAGTTTAACGTAGATGGTCTACTTCGTGGAGATTATGTTTCTCGAATGAGCGGCTATGCAACCGCCAGACAAAACGGATGGATGAGCGCCAATGATATTAGGGAGCTTGAGAACCTAGACCGAATTCCAGCGGAGCTTGGAGGAGATTTATACCTAATTAACGGCAATATGACCAAACTCGCGGACGCGGGCATATTTGCAAATAAAGAAGGATTGGAGGAAAAAGCCAAATGAAAAAGTTTTGGAACTGGGTGCGTGATTCAGATACACAGACACGAACCCTCTACCTTAACGGTGCAATTGCAGAGGAAAGTTGGTTTGAAGACGATGTTACTCCGGTAGCTTTTAAAGAAGAGCTTATGAGTGGCGAAGGAGACATTGTTGTTTGGATCAATTCACCCGGTGGCGATTGTATCGCAGCATCACAGATTTACAACATGCTGATGGATTACAAAGGCAATGTCACTGTAAAGATTGACGGTATTGCAGCATCAGCCGCATCAGTCATTGCAATGGCAGGAACAGAAGTCTTGATGTCACCTACCTCACTGATGATGGTCCATAACCCCTTCACCATAGCAATAGGTGATAGTGATGAGATGCAAAAGGCAGTGCAAATGCTAGATGAAGTAAAGGAAAGTATCATCAATGCTTATGAACTGAAAACTGGTTTATCCAGAACAAGACTATCCCATCTGATGGATGCAGAAACATGGCTTAATGCCAATAAAGCAGTAGAGCTTGGTTTTGCTGATGACATCATGTTTAGGACTGGAGAAAGTACTGTACAAGATAGCTTTGTATTTAGCAGAAGAGCGGTGACCAATTCATTAATGGATAAGCTTAAAAAGCCAGTTGTAAAACAGTCAACCGACCCGCTTTATGAGCGGCTTAATTTATTAAAATATTAGGAGGAAATCAAAATGAGTAAAATTCTTGAGCTGCGTGAAAAACGCGCAAAAGCATGGGAGTCAGCGAAGGCATTTCTTGATTCAAAACGTGGCAGTGACGGGCTTGTTTCTGCGGAGGATGCGGTAACCTACGACAGAATGGAAGAGGACATTGTTAATCTTGGAAAGGAAATCGCAAGACTGGAACGCCAAGAGGCACTTGAAGCAGAACTTAACAAACCTGTGAATATGCCTCTTACTGGAAAACCAAATATTCCAGGGATGGAAACAAAGACTGGAAGAGCTAGTGATGATTACAAGAAGTCATTCTGGAATGTCATGCGAAGCAAAAATCCTAGACATGATGTACTCAATTCCCTCTCTGTAGGAACTGATTCTGAGGGTGGATATCTTGTTCCAGATGAATTTGAACGTACCCTAATTCAAACCCTTGAGGAAGAAAATGTGTTCCGTAAGCTGGCAAAGATTATTCAGACTTCAAGTGGTGATAGAAAAATTCCTGTTGTAGTGACCAAAGGAACTGCGGCTTGGCTTGATGAAGGCGAGGAATTTGATGAGAGTGATTCAGTATTTGGTCAGACTTCCATTGGTGCATATAAGTTGGGTACGATGATCAAAGTCTCTGATGAGCTCTTAAACGATAGTGTATTTAATCTAGAAAGCTATATTTCCACTGAGTTTGCTCGAAGAATTGGAGCAAAGGAAGAGGAAGCATTTCTTGTTGGAGATGCTGATGGAAAGCCTACAGGTATTTTCAATGCTACTGGGGGAGCACAGCTTGGGATTACTGCAGGCTCGGCTACAGCAATTACAGCAGATGAGATTATCGATCTTGTCTACTCGTTAAAAGCACCATACAGAAAAAATGCAGTGTTCTTAATGAATGATGCAACGGTGAAAGCAATCCGAAAACTTAAAGACGGACAGGGCCAATATCTATGGCAGCCTTCGCTGACTGCGGGTACTCCAGATACATTGCTAAACCGTCCAGTATATACTTCAGCCTATGCTCCAATTATTGAGGCTGGGGCAAAGACCATCGCATTCGGTGACTTTGGTTACTACTGGATTGCTGACAGACAAGGACGTTCTTTCAAGCGTTTAAATGAGCTATTTGCAACCACTGGTCAAGTTGGTTTCCTTGCAAGCCAACGTGTGGACGGTAAATTGATCCTTCCTGAAGCTGTTAAAATCCTAGAGCAAAAGGCTTAATGGGAGGTGCAAATGATGAGTTATAACACGAAGAATTATACCAAGCAAGGTGGAGAAAAGACCGTAATCGGTGGTGAGCTTGTCATAGAAGAGGGGGCCAAAGTAACCGGCCTCCCTGTTCTTGAGAATCAACCGGCAAGTACTGCGGCCACTGTAGAGGACTTGGTAACGGACTTTAATGCCCTTCTTACCAAGTTAAAAGCCACTGGAATAATGGTAGAGGATACTCCGTAGAGAAAGGAAGGTGACGGTGATGACACTGTTTGAAAAGGTAAAGGCAAATCTAATTCTTGAGCATGATCGTGATGATGAACTTCTTCAGACATACATCACCACTGCAACCTCCTATGCCGAGAGTTACCAGCATCTGCCGGAAGGTCATTATAGCGAAAATGCAATGCCGCCAACTACGGAGCAAGCCATCATCATGCTGTCATCCCACTTCTATGAAAGTCGGGATGGCAGTACGGGTGGCTTTTTTGCTGACAATGTGCAGGCGGGCCAGCAGGTTTGGAATACGGTAAATTTACTGCTCAGGCTTGATCGGGATTGGAAGGTGTAGCGTATGAGCTTTGGAAAAATGAATACCTTTATAGATATTATTTCTGTTGAAACAGCAAAAGACAGTGAGGGTTTTAGTAAACCCACTGATACCATTGTTGCGTCTGTTCGTGCCTATAAGGAAGATCGTCACGGAAATGAAAAATGGGCCAATAGAGCAACCTTCTCTGAAGCCACCGCACTGTTTTGCTTTCGTAAGATACCGGATATTCCGGTGTCTACTAAGATGGTCATTGCGTGCAGTGATGGACGATACGAAATCACAAGTGTGGAGGATGTAAAAGGAAAAGGTATGTATATTGAAGTTTTGGCGAAAAAGGTGGTGGCATCAAGTGGCTAAAGCAGATGTTAAAATGCCGGAGGATTTTCTTCTAAAACTTTCAAAGCTGGGTGATAAGACAGATGAAATTATACCAAAGGTGCTGGAATCAGGAGGGGAAGTAGTTCTAGAAAGAGTAAAGTCAAATTTACAAGGGACTATTGGAAGTGGAACAAAAGAAAAAAGCCGGTCTACGGGTGAACTAGTCAATTCCCTTGGTGTCTCCCCTGCTAAGCTAGATCGAAACGGTAACTTTAATGTAAAAGTAGGTTTTAAAGAACCAAAAAGAAATGGTGAAAGCAATGCCAAGATAGCCAATATCATAGAGTATGGGAAATCCGGTCAACCACCAAAACCATTTTTAAAGCCTGCAAGAAGAACTTCAAGAAAAGCCTGTATAGAAGCAATGAAACAGCGATTTGATGAAGAGGTGGATAAAATATGAGCATCTTAAAAGAATTAAATCTCATAGCAGACATGTGTAGCATTCCGGTAGAGACAGGTGTGTTTTCCGGTGTGCCTCCTGATATTTATCTTGTAATCACGCCTCTTGTAGATTTGTTTGAGGTTCATGCTGATAACAAGCCTGAATATGAAGTGCAGGAAGTTAGACTTTCCCTATTTGTAAAAGGTAACTATATAGGCATTAAAAATAATTTAGTCCGCACTCTTTTGGGTGCAGATTTTACAATAACAGACCGCAGGTATATCGGCCATGAAGATGATACCGGCTATCACCACTATGCCATTGATGTGGCAAAACCCTATGAATTTAAATTAGAAATGGAGGAATAAAATATGGCTACAATTGGTCTTGATAGACTTTATTATGCAAAAATCACTGAGGATGCAAACGGTGATGAAACCTATGAAACCCCGGTGCCCTTGGCAAAAGCCATCAGTGCAGAACTGTCGGTAGAGCTTGCTGAGGCAACGCTTTATGCCGATGATGGTGCAGCTGAAATTATTAAAGAGTTCAGAAGTGGCACATTAGCACTTGGTATTGATGATATTGGAGTGACTGCCGCAGGAGATCTTACAGGAGCAACCATTGATGACAATCATGTGCTCATTTCAACCAGTGAAGATGGCGGTGACCCTGTTGCGGTAGGTTTTAGGGCTAAAAAAGCA